CGTGTGAGAAGTAAAAGGTATCTTTTGCCATAAAAAAAGAAAAGACCCAAGAAGGAGCGAACTTCAAGGGTCTTTATTATTTAACCACTAAACACATTATGGGTTCGCTCTTCCTTAATGTGTCTTTTATTTATACTGCGAATATACACTAAATTTCTTTAAGTTCTAATTTTAAGCAAAGTTTTTTTAGCTTCGTTTTAAACCACTCCTCAGTTTCTATTAGGTTATTCGCTTGTTTTATGTTATGGATAGCAGTCGTGTGGTCGCTTGTTCCTGTGTATTGGCTTATCTCTTTAAGGCTCAATTTAGTATAACGCCTTAGTAAATATGCCGCAGCCTTGCGACCAAAGGTTGTTTTCAAACTCCTATCCTTAATTAATACATCGCACTCAAACTCTTCGTCTACCAATTTAACAATAGTCCTTGCGCCAATGTCTAACCCTAAAGGCTCGTTATCTTCTATGCCTAACAACCCTAACTGCTGCATCATTTCGTGTAGCTGCAAATGGGTGTTACGTTGTGCGAAGTATAACTCCTTTAATTGTCTTATTGATATATCCTTTTTCTTATTCAGCATAATTAAAACGGCAATCCTTCCGTATCTTCTTTAGGTTTAAAATCATTTACATAAATCTTGTAATCTGGTTGCTTGTTCTCTTCTGTCTTGTAGGTATTAGCCCACATTGAGTAACGTACATCGTTGATTGTAAAATTAATTACTTCTCCTTTAGCGGTGGTCTTTTTCCAAGCACCTGCACTCCATTTTTTTTGTTCCATTTTTTACTTTTTTATTAGTGAATATTTACTTACAAATTTAGGTTGTTTCTTATTACCTACGTTAATTAAGTCGGACTGTATCTTATATCCTTTGCGTTTAAGTTCAAAGATAACTGCCGATAATCTTAGGCTATTAAACTTAGTTAGAGCCTGGATTGGTGTCAATGTTTTGCCCGAAAGCAAGTGGTTCAAGATTTGTTGTTGTTGTGTCATTGTTATTGATTGGGTTAAAAAAAACGGGTTTGTCTAATTTGTTTTCATACTTTTTAATAAAGGCTAATAAGTCCTCGTATGCCTCTTCGTTATACCAAGCGTAATGGTATACTTCTGCAAGTAACATCTGCCTTTCAAATGGTAATAGTTCCCTCATTAGTTTTCGTTTTGGTTATAGGTTTGCCTGTAGTATTCTTCTGTTGTCAGTGGTCTATGTCCAAATGAATGAAATGTACACCCTTCTTTATATCCATCCATATTAGCTTTCATTATCTGCTCTTTTTCTTTTTCAAGATATTTTTCTTTAATTCTTTTTGGTATTGAATCATCAAGCCATTCCATTAATTCTTGCATTGCGGTTTTCATTAGCTTTTCTTTATTGTTTCTTTAATCTTGTTAAATTCGTCTAAGGTCTTGATAGCATTGATTTTCAAAGCAGCCTTAACCTTTTGGTCTTGGGTAAACTTTGTCTTATCTAACTGCTCAATCAAAAATGCTTTTTGTCCTTCGCTTACTTCGTCTTTATGCTCATTGGTAGCATCTGCATCTTTAGTGTCATCTATTGCAAACAATCCATTAAGTGCGTACTTCCTGGCATAACTACTTGCTGCTCCGGTAATCTGCGAAGCATCCATTCCTTTTTTGTTTTCCTCTTCACGAGCAAGACCCGTGCAAGTAATGTTATCTTCTCCGTTACTTAGACAAGCAGTTGCCTTAACATAAACTCGACCGCCTACTTCTATTACTTCGTCGCTTAACATTAAAGCGTAGCCGTACTTATGGCAGATAGGTTTTGCAGCTTCGATTATATCTTCTGCACTCCTGTACTTGTATTTAGCAAAAGCGTTGAATTGGTTTTTAGGTGCTTTTAATTCCTGTTGAATTTTAATTAGGCTCATTGTTATTTGTTTTGTATGTCTATATTATAGTGTTCTAAAATTTCGATAATCGGTTCTTGTCTTTTCTTTAGGCTTACAAAGTACTCGTAAGCTTGTGAGTATTCCAAGTACATACTTGCGCTATCGTATTTGTTATCTACTAAAGTATAATAGAATATTGTGCCGTCTGGCTTAGTTTCTTTTACAAATTCAATCTTCATATACTTCGTTTTTTAAAAGTTCAAGTTCTGCATTGTTTTCTACCCAACGAGTAAACGTATAATCGTCATCTTCGTAATCGTAGTTTTTAGGCAATAGAGCAGGGTCATAAGGGTTTGTAGTACTCCTATTCCCGTCGATTAATATGTTCCCGTATCGCTGATATTGGAACATTTGGTAGGTGGTTAAATGTGTCATTTTGTCTTTGTTTACACAAATATACAACAATACACAATACAAAGTGCAAAACTATTAAAATATTTTAGAATTATTTTTGCAACAATGTTGCATTTGTACTTATAAACGTACAAAATAACGTACAAAGTAAAGCTAAAACTTTACAAATTATGTAATAAAGTAAAGGTATAACTTGACAAAGTCGGAAGTAAAATGCAGCCAAAAGTAGTAGTATTACTACCTTTTGTTGTACTAAAGTGCAACATTATAGTAGCTTCTGGAAGTAAAGTTTGTCAGAACCCCCGTAAGAATACTCCGGTAAGTAAAGCTTGAACCGGCAATCTATAAGGTTATTAGCCGAAGGGAAATTATCTAAGGTTGTATAAGTAATAGCTATATGGCAAAAGGTAGATGCAGCCTTTAACCTGGTTTTAATCATTCGTCTTTGTATGCCTTGCCCTCTATGTGATTTCTTAACCCACGCACGATTAAATATGCAAATGCCTTTAGAATAAATTGAACCGCAGTAAGCTACTATCTCGCCTTGATCTAACATAACCCACCACTCCCGATTGAACTGGAACTCATCGGCGCAACCCTTAAAGTTTGGGTTCGTGTAATCTAATTCCCTTAGTTGCTCGTAGGTTTCACGATCTAATATATTGCCAAAGCTAAATATCTTCTTGAGGCGCATTGTGTATAGTTTCAAGTTTAGTAAGATAAAGGATTGCATCTTGCAGCTCTTCTTTTAAATGCGTTATCCATTGCCCCGTACTTAGATCACTTCTGTCCATTGTAGTTCCGTACTTAGATTTGCCTACAAGTTCACGCCTACGCATATCTTCTATAACTGCTGCTAATATTTTACTGTCCATTTATTTGTCTGTTTTGCTATGTATCTTAAAACAAGTTTTGCACTTGTATTGTATTTTCTTTACACCCGTTGCGGTTGTTCTACGAAGTGAAATAATTAAGTCATCGCTTCCACATTCAGGGCAAGAGCCTCGGTCTTGTCCGAAGATAACTCCGTAATGTGTTTTAGGTTCGATGTGGTTTTTAAGGGCGTTAAACACTTGCTCTAATAACACAACATCTTTTTGGCAGTACTTAATCATTTTAGCCATCGCCACTTTATCCTTATGCAGAACAATGTCCTTCCATAAACTATATTCGGTTTTTATCTTAGTGCCAATGCCTAAGTAATCAGCTATGTAATTAAGCTTGTTGCTATTAAATCTAAACTTTTGCCTTGCTACTTTTAACGTGTCGATTGTAACGTATTTAGGAAACATTTCTATGCCGTGAAACAAGCAGCGTGTTCTTATCCACGCAAGGTCAAACTTGTCGCCATTATGCCCTACTAATTCCGAAGCCGTGTTTGCTACTTCGATAAAACTTTGTAGCATTTTTTTATCGTTCTGTTTGCTATCCCATTGTAAAAAGTAAACTTCTTTCTCATCTTCCCACTTGTAACAAATACAAATGATAGCACGTTCTTGTATTATGCTATCAGCCGTTACATTAAGCTTATATCCGGCACTCCAGAAAAATCCGACATTGGGCGAGGTTTCGATGTCAAAGAATAGGCGTTTGCGTTTTGATTTTAGCATTATTTATTTTTTGCTGAATTTATCTATTGTGGTGTAACCCATAGCAAATAACGTAAGATACAATACGGCATCTACTAACTTATCGCTTGGGTTAATTTTTAAGATTATGTTTAAGAACAGGGATATAAAAAGACAAACGCTGCCAAGCATAGCCACTACTCTTTTATGGCTTATACTGTTGCTTTCGTCTGATAATAAGTTTACTAATATAGTTCTAAAGTTGCTCATATAGTTTAGCTTCAGCCTCTCTACGCCTCACTAACCCTTTAAGCACCACATTGTTGGCTCGTGTCCACTTCATAAATTCTGCTCGAATGCTTGGGTCTTTAGGGTTTGAGTTTACCTTTCTAAGTAAAGTGCTTCTCCTAAAATTCCCCATACCTACATTAAAAGCAAACGAAACAATCGCAGAAAAATTGTTTGCAGTTACATTTGATTTTACAAGCACATCTACACCTTTTGCAAAGTCATCGACTATTGCGTTAAAGTAATCTTCTGCCTGTTGCTGCGTAATAACATCGCCCTCTTTTACTTTCGTTCCGTCAGGGTAAAAAGTCAAACCCCAGGAAATAGTCCATAAACCAGCAGGGCATTTGTACGCCTTTAATTTGCAGCCTTCGAACTGCTTTATTAAATCTCTACCTGCTTTGTTTACTTCCATAATCTATTCCAATAAGCTAAAATTAACACAATCGCTATTATTAGACCGATTAGAGCCTTCCAAAAGTTATTTGCAGTAGTTACCTTATTTTTATCTACAATCGAAATTTGACGCGTTTCTGTGCGATTAAACGCTATTGTGTCTTTTTTAACTAAGCTATTGTCGGTCTCCTTCTCTTTTGTCTGGTATACCCACTTAGTTACGATTTTAGGAACTACTATAATGCTATCCTTTGTTACACGGATTGTATCATAAATAGTAACCTCTTTTGTAAATACCTGCTCTTTTTCTATAATCTTGGTAACGCTATCATAAAAAGTAAGATGCACGGAGTCAATCTTAGTTGTCCCCGTGCTATCAAATCTCTTTTCGAACTTCTTAACCGAAGCGCAAGAAGTAAGTAATAAGGCTAAAAGTAGTATTCTCATTTGAGTTTCTTAGTCATTTTCCAATAGTACCTAATAGCCATACCGCCTGAAACAATAGCAACCAAACTCGCCAACAATGTGAATAGTGGTTGAATACTCGTAATGCTTAATGTAGCACTTACTAAGGATACGATTGTTGATTGGTCTGCTTGGTTGTTATTTGCCATTATAGTTCTTCTTCTTCTTGTTTGTTAAATTCTATGCCAGTAGTCCAATCTTCTAAGAATGTGAAATTCTCTAAGCCATTAGGATTGACTACGTTAATTATTTGAAAATCAAATTCTTTATCATTTAGCGCATCAATATCTTTAGTTAGCTTCTTGATGCCTTCTTTAGAGAATTTGTAATTTCCTTTCTCATCAAGTAACAAGCAATCCTTATCGTCTGTACTCGCATTGTCTAAACGCAAGATTTCAACTTCGGCTTGATAGTCCTCGTGATGTTGCTTAACCTTCTCGTAAATTTTTACAAGTTTCTTTTGTGTCTTAGTTTCTTGGCTACCGATTACGGCATTAAGGTTGCTCACTAATTGGAGCAGTTGTTTGTTCTTCATAGTTTGTTTTTGTTTGTAAAGATAATTGTGGATTGCTAAACGGCAAAGGCAAATTTACAATCGGTGGGTTTTTAAGGTTCTCAATCTGTGTAGCTAAGTTTAAGTCCATAGCTTCTACGTTGTTACCTGCAACTAACCACTCGCATACTTGCTCGTAAGTTAAATCTTCGTAAGCGGTAAAGTCGGTTTCCGAAGGTGTAGCACAAGCCATTGCTCCGTAAACTTCTGCGGTGTATTCTCCGTCTTTTCGTTCGTATCTCCAATGTACTGTTTTTACTACATCGGTTAAACCATTTTCGCTTGGTGCGGTGTCCATTTGGCTAATAAGCCATTTTGTTTCTAATGCCATTTTATATAATTTGATAAGTATAACTGAAATAATAACTTAAACTATTTGTTGAATTTGGATAAGCATCTAAATAAACTACGCTTGTTGATGCACCTGCTAAAATAACACAAACATTATTTGTAGAATTTGCACCACCGCCACCACCTGCTCTATATGAAAAATCAAAATTAGAAGATATAGGTAATGTCATTGATATTCTTGTCCAAGTATTTGTAGCAGTTGCCGTTACATTTATTACACCACTAACAGTTACTACATTTCCTACTCTCATATATTGACATACAAAAGCAGTTGAAGATGCCACATTATATATTGATGATAGTGTAGGAGTATAAGTTCCGCTTTTGATATTATCACTAACTCCATTAATTCCTAAAGTACCATTAAATGTAGCTGCTCCTGAAGGGTTTATATTAAATCTTGCAGTTGGGGTAAAGTTTGTATTAGCGGTAAGCCCACTATTTGTATATACTGTAAAATTACCACCTGTTAAATTAACAACTGCTGATGTTGTATTATCACTATACCAATTCCCACTATTTTCATAATAAGAGTCGCCTGCTATAAACTTATATCCACCTGCTGAAACTGAACCAATATAAACACCACTTCCATCAGAGTAATCTCTAAATCTTGCATTCCAAAACGGAGAAGGTGTCATACCAACATCTAAGCGACCTGATATATAAGAATTTCCAACAACGTGAAGTGCTTGAGTTGGTGCGCTCGTTCCAATTCCAACTAAGCCCCCACTTGTTATGCGCATACGTTCACCTCCACCTTGTGTTCCAAAAACTAATGCTCCAGATGAACCACTTGATATACCAAAATCAGAAGTTCCAAGTCCATTTACTGCCCAATCACCTGTTCCAATATATCCTACTGTCGTAGCACCCCTTCTCCATCTTGCCCCAACTGTTGCAGAGTCCTTATTAATATCTAATACTCCATTTAAATTTAATATACCATTAGATGTATCGGTAGTACCTATACCTACGTTACCATCTGAAGTAATACGCATTCTTTCGGTATCGCTTGTGCCAATAACTAAATTACCTGCTTCTCTTGAAAAAATATATGCATCAATTCCATTCAAGCCAACTGTAAGCCCGTCATTTGTTGAATTAGTTCCTGTGCTCGAATTATAATACTGTGTATACGATACTGTATTTGAGCTCTGAACTATGTTTACAATACCACTTCCTACAGCGTGTAATTTAGCGGCAGGACTTGTAGTACCAATTCCTAATCTCCCACTCGCATCTAACGTCATCGCTTGGGTGAAGGAGATTGCGTTACCTGCCGTTCCTGAAGGAGCAATTCCCCATTCGTATGCACCTCCTGAAGTTAAAAATCTAGTTGCAAAACCATTGTTTTGGTATCTAAATGCACCATCAAAAAGCCAATTACTACCCATATACAAGACTTCAGCAGTTCCTTGTTGACCTGCAATAATGCCTGAATATCCAAGCTGCATAGACCTAATAACAGTCATTCCAGCACTCGGTGTAACTCCTAATCCTAAATTGCCTGAAGTATTTATTGTCATAGCTACAATTCCATTTGTAGTAAACTGTACCCCATAAGCATTTAAATTACCAAAATATGAATAGTTGTTTAATACCCCTTGAGCATTTGTACTTCCTGAATTATTAAAACCCATTACAGTATTCTGTACTCCTGTTGTTAAATATGCTATAAACCCATCACTACCAGAAGCTTCTCTCCTACAAAGCAATCCTGTTGTTTGTAGTGTTGTACTAAATGTCGCACTCGTTCCGCTTAATGCTCTACTATTTAAAGTTACAGTTGTTCCGTCATCACTTACTGCACTATCTCCTATCGTACTTGCACCTGTAAACTTAGGTAGGTAGTTAGTAGTACCTGTACCTGTTACTGGATTGGTTAAAGCGTTTTGCTTATTGTTAAACGTAGTCCAATCGGTGCTTGATAATAAACCTTGTTGAGAACCACTTGCCGTTGCAATAGCTAAAGTAATAGTTCCACTTGTTGTAATAGGTGTTGAGCCAATAGTTACTCCGCTTGTTGCAGAAGATAAGCCTACACTTGTTACTGTACCCGTGTTACTTGTCTTGTTATTAAACGTATTCCAATCAGTAGAACTTAAAGCACCCGTTGTACTTGTAGAAGCTAAACCTAAACTTAATACCTGAGTAGATAAGCTAAGTCCATTAGCCGTTCCTATTGTTACTGCGTTGTGTCTTGCTGCCGTATTCGCTGCTACGTCTGTATTAGCACTTACTCTTGCCTCGGTGTAGTAAAGGTTAGTACCTTCTGCAATGTTAGATGTAGTTAAAGTAACCGCACCAGTTAATCCGTTTACACTTGATACACCCGTAGTTAAAGCACCGATATTTCCGTTTAACTTTTGTATCGCACTTAAAATACTATCGCTTGAAGTTATCGTACCTGCTCCGCTTGTGTAACCCGTTAAGGTACTTGCAATAGCACGAGCATTCGTAAAATAAAGGTTTGTATTTTCAGTAACTTGACTTGTATTGTAATCGCCACTAACCGCCACAACTGCTCCCGTTCTACCGAAAACAGAAGTAACCGCATCGGTGTTATCGTCAGTCCACGAAGCCGTTATTGTTCCCCCGTCTTGTTGTGTAAGTGTTAATGTCTTTGTTGTTGTACCCGTTACCGCAGCACTATTTATTTTATCGTTGTATGCAGCGTTCCAATTCGTAGCACTTGCAATATAGGCATCGGCTAAATCAGTATTTAAATGTAATTCATCAAGTAAAGTAACACCACCCGTAATAGATGCAGCGTTGCCACTTCCTGAACTCTTAACAACAGTTAAAGCCTCTCCGCTACCGCCCTTAGTAATTGATGCAGCAACTCCGCTACCGCTTGAATGATTAATTACTAAATTTTTAGCAAGTAAAGTATGCGTTCCTAAGTCTAAGTTAGTAGTTGCACCCGTGTACGGAACATATCCCGTTAAAGAAGGGAAGGTAGCAAGTGTACCATTACCACGAATATACTGAGCCGTTGTTCCGTTAAAAGCAAAAGCTAAAGTTCCCGATGTAGTTACAGGAGAACCGCTAATTGTAAGGCTATCCCCTGTAATAGTTGCAGCTACGCTTGTAACTGTACCCACCGCACCGCTTGAACGCTGCCAAATAGTACCGCTATAAATAACATAATCTCCCACCGCAAAAGTAATCGGACCAGCTCCAAAGTTTACTGTTCCTGCTACGTTACAAATATAAACATCTCCCGTGTCGCCCGTTCCGTTCGCAAGTGTAGGCGTGTTAGTCGCTGCGTTCCACATACCCTTGTATTCCATTAAAGAACTCGGCAACTGACTGATAGGAACTTTACCTAAACTATCCAAAGAAGCATAACCATTAGCGTTGCCCTTCTCACTTCTTAATTGATAAGTATCTAATAAAGCTTGTGAAGGGAATACTTCTACATAAGCACTGCCACTCCATAAATAAAGTTTCTGCGTGTCTTTAGCACAATATATAATATCTAAACTTCCAGTTGCAGGAAACCCTGCAAGGTTAGTATAAAATGCAACCGCACCACTAAATATCGCACCTAATTGAGCAAGTGTAATCTTCTTACTTACTCCTGTTGTCGGGTCGCCTATAATAGTTAAATCGGTGCTAACTGGTGCTAACTCGGTAGCTAATTGGTTAATCTTTTTTCCTATCATTTTAGTATGTATAAATAGAAGGCACTTGGCATCTATCGTTTAAGTAAGGTAATTCCATTGTAATATCTATCTTAACTCCTGCAAGATAGTCGGGGTCGCTTTCGGTAAAGTATGTCAAAGGAGCGGTGTCGCCAATATCCCAAATTGCTTTAGGGTAACGTAACTGAGCCACTATGTCTTGACCTACTAAAGTCATATCGCTTAGTACTTCCGTTTCGTTTGTCTCTTCCATTAACATTCTGTCCATAAAATAAAGGCTAAAATTATAGGTAATATTTTTAGCGTTTATAGTCGCACCCGTTAAAGTGTAGAACATAGCAGGGTAAGTAACCTCGCCATTGCTTAAACGTTCCCACACATCGCCGAAGTAAACAAAGTTAATTTGTTCGTGGTCGTTTCCGAGTGTTGTTATTTGTTTGACTATTTGGTTTAACGTCAGGCTCATTCTTAATTTTTTCTAAATAAACACGAAGCTTATTTTGGTTTTTTATTGTTGTTACTTTGCTCATATTTAACAATCGCTACAACCTCTATTCCCTTGATAAAGTTCCTCGAAGCTTTTACCTGCGCAGCAATCAAAATCGCCTAACCAAATGCTCGTTGTATAAGCATCGTTCTCAGGGTGTATTGCATCAATGCCACTTCCAGGATTAAGGTACTCAGGATAGAGTGTAGAATATTCTTTTAGGTATTTAATCATTCTTTGCTTGTAGAACTCCGCTCTTGCTTTATATCTATTCGCCACGTCAATCATATCCTGCATCGAAGGGTTTTCGGTATTCTCGCCACCCTTTCTTAACAAGCCTTTGTTATAGAATTGATAAGACAAACCCATTGGCAATTCACTAAGTACATAATGCACTAAAGTATCTGCTATGTATTGGTCTAATAATATTACCTCGTTAGCGTTTAAGTTGTTCGAAGTAATACCTGCTTGTAAGCGATTGTATAAAGCACTTCCAAGCGCAGGTAAGATGTACATATCTTGTGCGGTCTTAATCTCAGGCAATACAAGTTTTTCGTCTACGTTAGCGTGTAAGCCAGACCTGTCTTTAATATTCTGTACGCTTATGAATAATGTGTTTAAGCTCATTTCTTATTTTCTTTTAACTATGTTTGACTTCCACTCGTGTCTGCAACTTGGAGAATGTGTGTTTGTTCCCGGCTTAGTATACCAACCGCCTCGTCTATCCCATACAGAATAACCAAGCCTTGCACTCATTTGCTCAATCTCGCTACGGCTATAAAACTTGTTAGCGGTTACTAAGTATTTGCAAAAAGGTCTGCTTGTATCTAAATCGCTATCGTTAAAACCTGCTTTCCACTCGTAAGAATAACGAATTAATATTTGCGAAGTTTGTGGCTTTATAGCTTCTACAATTTTACCAATAGGAGCAGTAAGTTCCCTTTCGATAATAATGTTACTATCAATGCCTCTACCTTGCTTTACTTCGCTTGTCTTAATAAACCCCTTCTCAATTAATAAATCAATAACACGCTTAACCGCACCCACATCTTCTTTTAAAGTGTCAGCAATTACCTCTGGAGTAATACGCTTGTCTTTAACAATTAAATCTAAAATATTAGATTGTAACTGCGATACATCTGCAAACATTTCAAAGTCCGCATCATCGTTAAATCTTGCTTTGCTTTTAAATACTTCGTAAGCACTTCTATCTTCTCCGAACTCAAAGAAAACCTGAAAATCAGTTTCGTTAAATTCTAATTCCTCTGCACCTAACCAAGTAGAAACTTCCTCGTCGCTTAAAGCATAACCACCCTTAAGCATTGAACTTGCTTGTTCTCTTGTTATTTTGCCCTTATTAAAATCACGAATGATACGCTGCATATTTTGCCACTCTCTACCTTTTAAGCCTTTAATATGCTCGTTCACACTTAAAGGACTTGCTGCCATTGGTTGTTCACTTTCAATAGGCAATCCGTACTTAGTAGGGTCAATACCAAGCTTCTCTAATATCCATTCTTTAGGTGCAACTTCTTTAATTACGCTTTCGCTAAAGTCAATTCCAATCGGGTCTACTGGTTGAAGCTTTAGTTCCTCGGTTATTCCTGCATATTGTCCAAGCATATTGAATACGCCTTCGATTTGCATTTGCTTATAACGTACATAGGTGTTATTAAAGATTTCGTAGCTATCTCTAAGTTGTTGTCTGTTTCCTAATTGACCAGGAACGGCAATACCGAATAAGTCAGGACTTGTAATTTGGTGTCCGCTAAAAATGTTAGTTTGTATTAACTCGTCTACTCTACCAAAGTCCTCTTTAGTTAGATCACTTGCACCCAAATCATCAACAATAGGCTTACGGGTTAAATCGTTTACAAACGCAAGTAAATACTTCTTGCCGTCTGCACCCGTGTACATATTGTCGAACTGTCTGCTAACAAGTCGCTTTTCCTCTGGGCTTGGTTCTCCGTTTGGTAAAGTAATAAGTTTACTTGCAGAAAACCCTGTTTGAGCATTTCCTAAAACGTGCTTACTAACTTCAACATCACTTTCGATGTAGTTAAGCGCACCGAAATATCCAGGAAGGCTATAAACGTTCATTCCTGGGCGATACTCCTTAACGTAAAGTATCTGCACACCTTGTGGGTTAGCAGGGTTAAACGCATTGTAAATCTCAGCCTTTTCTTGGTTGCGTGTAGCTTTCCAATCGTCTTTGTACCAAAACTGCGTATTGTCTTTATTGGTTCTAATCTTTGTATAATCACAATGCCACAACTCCGCTACTTGACCACCCATAACACTCCAAATAACTTGGATATAAGCACCACCAAATAATTCTAAATCTAAAGCAACCTTTTTAGTAAGGTCATTAAGGGTCTCATCTCTATTTACTTTTTGAACAATCGCTTGTTCTCCTGCCCAACCATTTCCAACAATGTAGTTTACCTTGCCACGAATGATTGCGTTGTGCTTGGCTGACTTGTTAAATAGGTCTAATAGGTACTGCGGATAGTCATTGTTTTGACCATACTGCATATACCCTTCGCCTTTTTTCTCTTTATATTCCGGTTGCTTTGCTTCCGCAAATGTCAATACTTGTATTTCCATTATTGTCTAATTGTGAATGTGCTTGTTGTTTCGTATTCTGTGAATGATATAGTTGTACCTTCAAGTTCCATTATGCCACTTTCGAGCAGGTTTAAGCCTGTCGGGTTTGTGTTGGTAGTACTTGTTTGCTCGTAGATTGTGTAGGTATATTGCCCGTTTAAAGCCGTATTAAAGAAGCTATTAACTACAATAGTGAACTCGTTGTACCTTTCCTTGTATTCGCTTATATCTGTATTGTTAAGCCTTACAAATTTAATGTCCGTGTTTGTTGATCTATTCTCGAAAATAAATAGATAATTAGGACTTGTAAGCGTTTGCTTTTCAGTCAAGGTAAGTATTATATTTTGGGTTTGCCCCTTAGTTAATCTTATCACAACTATAAATATAAAGTATAGCAATTGTTTGCAAAATAAAAAACCCCCGCCTAATTAAAGACGAGGGCATCTATATACAAAACCAAAACAACCTAAGAACCTGCGGTAGTTAATTGACCTGCCACAGTTGAGTTTACTTCTGGAGCAAGGGCAGCTTCCGCACCCGTGAAGGTTAAAGTGTAACCACTTCTGTCGCCTTCAGCCGTACCTGTACCTGCACTACCTGCGGTAAGGTCTAAGCCTCTTGTTTTACCTAAGTACCAGTATTTGCCATTGTTATCTTTGGCAACTGCTACTAAAGTGTTTTGAGCCAACAACAAGATTTCGTTTCTTGTGTTCGCCTGTAATTTGTTTAATACGATAGTCAATTCAGGAGCGTAGAAGATAGTTCCGTTTTGTACGTTTGCATTAACATTCTCAACTAATTGAGAAGTGCCTTTTACAAGTTCGTACTTAAAGAACTTCTTACCAGATGCTTTTACTAAAGCGGTAATTACACCACTCGCCTCTGTTGTAGAGGTAACATCTCCTGCCGCCATAAAATAAACTTCGGTTATACCGCCTAAACTGTCTTTGCAGTCAAGAGTATAATTTTGAGTTAAAGCACAAGGCATATTGTTGAATTTAATTAGTTTGAAAAAATGGGTAGGTATATTTCAACCTACCCTATAAATTATGCAAGGATAAATCTAACTGCTTCGTCAGGGAATGCAATATTCACACCCATCTTAAACTCAGATACGAAACGTACTTGGTCAGCTTCTTTAGCATAGAAAATTTCAAACTTCTCTTCTTCGTTCAATAAGTCAGTACCTAAGAACAAGTTGCTTAAACGCATAGCGTAAA